GGATCTGCATATTCATTTCCTTGATCTTGCTCATCTTGTTGTTCTTGTTCAGCTTCTTGGGCTTTTTTCTGAATGGCTCCCATACCATTTGTTTGTACCGCGTGTTTCATTACTGCTTTGATGATGCCTGGGACTTTATCGCGTGGGACAAATGGTTGGTCATCCTCAAGATTTTCTAAAACGAGAGTACCTTGATTCAAACCGTGCCACATAGATTCTAACGATAGGTTATCGCCATCTTCGGAGTTCTCATCAAAATTGAACCCGTACTGGAAACCCGCTGCCAATTTGTCGGTTTCATCTGAAACTTCCGCACTCACTTTTTGGTTTGCTATCTTATTTAGTATGACATCGCCACTCTTGCCGTATCCTTGATCATAGAAAAACTTCTTCAAGGTTGCAAGATCAGTTGTCCAGTTTGCTTCAGGGCCTTCCTCATCTAAATCTTGTGCTGATTTAGCAAATGGACGAAAAGCCCTATACAATCTGTTCATCTCGGACTCGAGTGCATCTTGAGCACCCGCTTCACTACGAGATTGTTTGCTTATAGGGTTTAGTTTGCTGGCTTTAGTTTTTAGACGAGTCTTCCAATCGACCATATCTGCTTCAAGCAAATCGGTAATTGGCTGCTCGTGGGATAAATCTTGTATTCTCATACAAGTATTTATCTAAAATAATTAGAATCCGTACTTGTTTACGAGGGTTTGAACCGCTAATTCTAAGTCTTCTAACGTGCCATCATTGTGTATTACTTCGTCTGGCGTAGTATTTACCCAAGACCATTCGCTTGCATGGACGTTAGAATACATGGTGTCCATCATGTCTATAGCTATTGGACAACCGTCGCAAGCGTCCATTGCTGTAGTCCACCATTCGGGTTTCGGGCCGCGATCCACACGTATTACAATGCCACCAGCTTTCCGTATAACAGCAACCTCGTTGGGAAAACGTGCATCGCTAATTACAAGACCTGTTTTAGGTGCCCGTCTAAGCAGGCTCAGTACCCAAATATCTTTGTGGAAGTGGTTTCGCATAACATCTGTGCCCATTAACTGTAACGCTAAACGTGGACTAAAATTTGGTATGCCTAATTTATCTGACCACCATTCATCTGTTTGCTCACGCATCACCCTATGTTCAGCAGTCTTACCTTCCAGCATGGCGCGGTCCCAGCAAAAGAGTGTTGCACACATATCTTTTAACGTGCTTGCAAAACTATCTTGATGAAAATTGTGGTTGTTGTGCAGAATTTCTGCAACTGTGTTTTTGCCTGATCCTATTGATCCAAGTATTCCTATAATCATGTTGCTATTATACAATACTATCTAAGGTTTGTCAAGTCCGTTCCCAAATTAAAAACAATAAAATTATAGATAAACACACACCACTTATGCTGCCGTACCATGCAAACCAGAATAAGATGAGGGTGCCGATGGCAATTAGGATCATTTAACCAATGCGGAAAGGTATGCCGTCTCGCCCAGTTACAAAGTTCAATAGCTCTTGTTCTAATCTTTCCATTTCTGCTGTAGCATCTTGTTTTAGCTCATTGCCGTTTAGCGTAATCGAGCCGCCAGGACCAGGTAGGCCACTCGGGAATTTACTACGGGCTTCGCCTAGCATCTGCTTACACTTAGCCAGTGCAAAATCACGCACCCAAGGGCCAGTGTAGTCATCAGTTAGTATAATATCTGTCGGTTTGCGCATCCAAACCTTAGCTAGGACGTCTTCTTCTGCTTTAGGTCTGCGAACTAGACTCAGTTTGTGGGTTGAAGGTTCCCACATAAAGTTTAGTTCAGAACCAAACACCCTACCAATCGTCTCTTGGTATTGGGCAAAGAAGTCCCACGTAGCAAGACCACCTGTGCGGCCTGCTTGTAACAAATAGATGTTTGAGAACGCTGCCTCAAACGGATCAAAGTTTGTGCCGCCAGTGGAGTTAGCACCAACGCCTCTGCGATATAGCTTTTCTACTTCCTGCACTTCGTCAGGCATGGTGTATACGTCTACGTCAGGTTGCATGGTGAAGAAAATATGAGATTCTTCTACGCCGCCTGTTGTCCTTTGACGGACACGTTCTACAGCCATATCAATAGCTAGATCATAATGCTCTGCATCTAGCTCAACCTCAACCATTTGCCCACCCAATAGTAGACGAATCTGACTGATTAATTTTGTTCTCGGTGTAATTGTAGCGGACATAAATACCTCGTTCTGTTACAGGTATTTATCATTATCCATGCAATTACGGGCGGCTAATTGTGCGGTCTTGGTCGCGGGGTGTCGTCATTGTGACGGTCACGTGGGACTCGACGAGGATGCTTTTTGGGTGGTGGAGGTGGCACATGGCGGCGAGGTGGTGGGTGACGCGCTGGCGGTGGAGCAGGTGGCGGCACGTGGCGATATGGTGGGGGAGGGTGGCGTATAGGCGGCGGTGGCGGTGGTGTATGCCTGATTGGCGGTAGATCATAATAGCGGTGATGGACGTAATTCGGTGGAGCATAATAATAGCGGTAGCCCATATCACCGTACACTCTGTAACCATTGTAGTATGAATCGTTATAATAGCCTAAGGTATAATGAATGTATCCTGTTGGATGAAGATGTGAACCGTATGAATGACCTGCGTGGTAATCTACTACGGTGTATTCCCAACCTGCACAACCTGATAATGTTAATAATGCAAGAGCTATAAATAATTTACGCATGTCCTTCTCCTTATGTTCTACTATTATTTACCATTATAGTAGCATAGAATTCCTTAACGTAACCTTAACAGGTGCTCTTATTTATGGAAAAGTTTACTATATCTTTTTTGGCGATTCTGCCTTTTTCTTCGAAGAAAATATAGCTGCTTTTTGAATCTAAAAACTTGTCAACAAACACTGTTCCATCCTTTAGCTTGATGCGAACACGCTTTCCTTTGTACGTTGACGAGTGGGTGGTCATTATTGTGTCCACCCACAATCTTCGTCAACCATTGCGCTTGTTTTATCGACCCAAGTTTCCCAGGATTCTATCTGCTTCGCGGTGCAAATTATTTCACCAGTGAGGCACACGTTCAGATTACGGATCATCGTCTCTTTCATAAATTGTGATTGCTCGCACCTAGTCGTTGGACGGGTGTAACCGGAGCTAAGTTCATACTCGAGAGATGCCTGAGATACAAGCCACACCAGACCAATCAATGCCGTCAGCACAAAACCACCCAGTACCACATTATTACGGGTTGTAAGCTTGTGTGGTGTTTCGTCTGGCTTATCTTTACTGCCCACAATGCTCATCCTTATCAGACCAACGCAGGTGCAAATCAAAAATAGAAAAACAACACCCCACCTTATAGGATTTGGCAACGCCATACCTAAGATCTTAGCCACCGCACCTATTATTGTTATCGAGATTAGTGTGCTGGCAGCGTAAAAGAAGCCCTTCCAAAACTCGTTCACAACCCTCTCCTATTTTACAATCTTCAGGATTATCATATCCGCGCTTGTGCGGGCCTTTAGCTTGTGATCGACTGCCTTGATGTCCTCAAAGAACGTGCGCAGGGCGACCTTGCCAGCCTTTTGGAACTCTTTCAACTGTTCCTTAGGCTTGCGCAAACTCTTGTTGCGAGACTTGTCTTCAGAGAAGTTGGTGATGCTCGAACCCTTAACACCGAGACCTGCATCGTCTGCCGCTACATAGCGTCCCAGCTTGCGATACTTGGTATTATAAATCCAAATCATCTGCGCGCCGACGATATCCCGCGGGTTGAGACTTGCAAGCCCAAGCTCATCGTCTTTTTCCTTGTACTTCAGTTTCGCAACCAGTTTGTCCACGCTTACAGCCTTCTTCTTACGAGGAGCCTTCTGCGCCTTCTGTACTTTGACCGCAACATTGACCGCAGTCATAATGCTTTCCAGCAATGCAATCATCTTCTTCAACTGCGCCTTGCTGAGGTTACTGTAGCCTTCCTTCAGGTCAGCGTCTTCACCAGCCAACGCTGCCTTCAATTCTTCGAGGTCGTCTTCGTAGAACTTTTTGATCCAGCGGGTGTGACCAGCCTTCAAGCCACCGACGGTGATGGCGGTCGTAGGATTCATCTTATCTGTAATATTTGCCTTCGGGTCAGTAGCCAGCATGTCTAACCAACCGTCAAATTCTTGCGCCACGCTTGCGGCCTGGTCGCGCATCCGATCTTGGATCGTAGCCTTCGGACGAGAGCTAACAACCTTACTAGCCGCCTTAGCAGCCGCTTTCTGTTCAGCGCGGATTGCCCGTGCCCGAACCATCAGTCGTTCGATGCCTGCGGGGAAGCCCACTGCGAAACTCTCAGGCAGTTCGCCACCAGCGTTAATAATCAGCGCCAGCTTGCCCACAGTCTGAAAATCCTTGTCACTAAGCAAACCCAAAAGCTTGTGATCCAGCTTCTGAGCCTTGGCGTATTTGAGCATTTCCTTCTTCAGTTGCTTGTCAGCAACGTCATACTGGGCGTAATGCAATGCGCCGTAGAAGAGGCGCGTAAAGTCTTTGTTAGTGGATACCACATTGGAGAGATCGGGACCTACTAGAATCTTCCGACCTTTCGCTTTCAAACCTTTCTTCTTACGTCTTAATGAGATCATTGTGTCTGTTCCTTTGCTAACTATACCTATATTATACGATAAGATGACCCAAATGTCAAGAACAAAGTTCCTAACAAAATCAATAACTTATAAAAAAATGAATGAGGTAACCTATTGAATTATATAGGGTTCTCACACCGAGAATCAAAGACTTACATCGATCTGGAAAACCTAGCAGCACACTGATGCACGATCCGTAATAGAATCGCACAGAGCGCACTCCTAGTATCAGAATCAAAGACTTACGTGTTCCTGTGCAGCCCTAAATCAAAGACTTACTTCTTGTTTCGCTTGCTCTTAGGTTTACGCTTGTAAACGGTGTCAAGGCCAGGTTTGCCCCAATCGTCAATGCCTAGTAATTCAACAACCTCATATCCAAGCTCAAACAAGAATTCTGCGGCCACCTTGTCTTTTTCTGGATGGATTGTCTCCAACACAATGACGGGGGAGCAGCGGTCGATTAATTCCTTGCCGCCTTGTAACGCTTCTAGCTCATGACCTTCCACGTCCAAATGTATCAGTCCAACATCACCAATCAAGTCATCCATCAAAATTACATGGAAATCATCTCCTGGTGTTACGAAGAAGCCGCCGCTATTGGTTCGGTCAGCGGTATACATATTTACACGCTTACGCTTGTTGCTGAAGCATGCCTGTATTTTGGTTACGTTTTCTTCATGGACGTTTGTTGTGAGACAAAAGAAGTTTCTACCTTGCGGTTCAACTGCATAAATATGTCTAAACATATATGCATACTGTTTCGTATAGATACCAGCGTGGGCTCCAGCATGGATGCATGTGTCAAAGTTACTGACATGTTTCCTTATCCGCTGCGGCAAATCCATTTCGTTATTTAGCCACATCCACGCACCAATATCATCTTTTGGCCAAACCCAACTATCTCTCATCTCTACATCATGTTTATACATTGTTATCCTCCGTATGTGTATTTACTATATATGGAGTCCAAGCGACACTGAAAAAGGGCATTTCTGCCCTCGTTCAGCCAAGATGTTAGTCTTCCTGGGTTTCTAGTGCTTCTGTAACCAGGCACATCTGTCCGCAGGCGGCACCTGCTTGGACTTCGGCTTCGGTTGCGATTGCTACTGCACCTTCAAAACCAGCTTCTTCAATTTCATTCACAATTTCATTTACCTGTTTCATTTCATTCTCCTTAGATTGTGTTCTCGTATGTAAATAATGTCTTCAATGAATTTTCATCGGAGACAGGGTTTTCGTTTATTGGCGACACCTTAATGAACACGGTCTTAGGATCAAACTGTGTTCTTAGGTGGTTGGCGTCAAATGGTGTGCCTTCAGCAAGAGCAAAATTCAGCGTTGCTTTCCAAGGGCGGTTTGGGAACCTGTAGTACCAAGATGCTGCCAACTTGCCAATGTCTTCATTGGACATAACTGTAATAGACTGTAGCCACTTGCGGTATTCGTCGTCTGTGCTGTGGATACTAAATTGCAGCTCTAACCAATCGTTTCCGTATATTTCTTCAAGCACCATCAATTGATCTACCAGTTCTACTGACCTTGGAATACCAATAGTGGAAACTTGGATGCGAGCTTTCGGGAACATTACCTTGATGCGATTAACTGCCTGCACAACTTCATCTATGTTCATCGCAGGCTCGCCCATCCTCGTAAACAACACCCTAAAAATTCCGCTGTCGTTTGGATCAAGACCACCGTTGATCTTTTGTGCTTCCGCAATCGCATACGTTACTTGGTCTACCATTTCTTGGGCAGTAAGATTACGCCAGTGTTGCTTATCCGTCAAGCGGTTGACCGCACAAAATTTGCATTTGATTGGGCAACCAGACTGTGTGCTAATGCCTACCGTCCACTTCTCCTTCCAGTTTTGAATCGAGAAGGCATTAGCATCCACTTTGTTGTCTTTGCGGTGGGTATTACGCACCTCAGTTTGACCAGGTAAGCAGGTCGAGGTTGTTTCAATCAGCAAATTGTCATTCAATTGCACAACTGATACAAAACCGTTTGTGAACTGTTTTGTTTTTAGAGCGTTCATTACGCCACCTCGCTTTCAACCTTTGCAGTGTGTACACGTTCCTCAGGCAGTTTTGCGTTTTCGCGCACCTGCTCAAAGTTCATGTCTCGCACAAGCTTGCCATGATCGTATACAGTCTCAAGCATTGCCTTGTAACCGTCAGCTACGTATTCAGCAACTTCCTCAACTCGCACTGTCTTGTAGTCTGTACCGTTGTACAGCAATTCCAAGCGACCAGCTTTGGACTTCTTAAAACTTGAAGCGAGGGGCTTCCAGCTTGTTGCATCGTAGATAGTCGGATCTTTGTACACATCATGCCACACACCGTCAACATGAACCGCGCAAGCCTTCATCGCAAACTTGAGGGTGTCCCTGTTATTTTTTTGCAGCAAGCCGCCGCCCATACCAAACGCAATGTTGCTAATGCTAAACTGTTCAGCTTCCAGCTTCTCAACAATTGCTCGCACATCGTTAATGTCAATGCCGTCACCTTGGATCACGCGCACACCGTCAAGAACTTTAAAGCCTTTCTTGTTGTACGTAAATCCAAAGATCCTGGACAACCTGCGCACCAATTCGACAGGGGTCTCAACTGCATCGCCGCTGTCAGGACGGATGACCCAAGTCGCGCCGCTTTCGCGTAACTGCTTCTTAAACTTGGGAGCAATCGTTTCCACAAAGTTCATAATGTCGTAACTGTCAGCGACCGTAGCGAAAATTGCGCCAGGTTTTGCAAAGTTGTCAAACATACGCTGCACCAGTGCCTCTTCGCCGTGGCGTCCAAAGCTTGTGGTCGTGCTATGTTCTGTAGCAGGAATGCTGTAGCCAGCCATTTGCGTGTTATAGCCGATGTTCGCAGCCATAATACCCACTGTCGTATCGCTTCCGAGGAAGTTTACAAGGTGAGCAGCACCTGCAAATGCAGCGGTTTCCAAACTACTCACACCACGTGAACCAAAGTCATGCAGTTTAAAACCGATTTCTGCATCAGCGTCGTCGGCTGTGCGCTTCAGTGCGTTGTAGATGATCTTTTTAATGTGGTAGGATGTCGTTGCAACCGTTGTAGGTGACCAGAGCCTCATCAGCTTGGTTTCCATGTATGTGACCAGCGAGAATACGCGCGGATCTTCCACGGTCGTCTCA